AGGTTTGAGCAATCACGGGCATAATAGACCATGAAGAAGTCACCCACGCTAGTTAACCCTGAGACATCGGGTGTGTCCAGCGAGGTCAGGGCAGTACAACCATAGGCATAGTTGTACATGAACCTGTCACCCATAATGCCACTCAGTATAGACTTTTGAGACAGTTCTATACTCGTTATAGCTGTCGCACCATAGAAACTGGCGGTCATGTAGTTGTTGCCATCTTTGTTCCAGTCATGGCCTACCTGCATGGTGGTAGCACCGACCGGGAAGGTGGTGGACTCTCCAGATACTGATAACTCAGTCCACTCACCGCTAGTACCAGCCCGATAGTACACCGTGCCGGAAAATGCAGAGGTAGAACCCCTATACAGCCTGATTTTGCAGGTGCCTTCAGCCGCCGGAAAGGTTAAGGTATAGATTATGTCGTAATCTTGATCCGCATTGATTGTCGCCATATCTCAAGCCCTCCTTAGTTATGCCCTTTGACATAGAATGTTCTGTCGGCGGGTCTACTTCCGGTTCTTCCGTATACTCAATATAGAGAGTTGGCGCAGAAGCAGGCACATCATCATAACTATAAGCAGCTCTCCTGACACCATCGGAGGCCGTCGATCTGCCTTCATGGTCATCAAAGAACAGACAGATATTGTTGCCGGACGCCCATCCCTCCTGATCAATGATCTCCTGAATAATAGACTTGATGTCCGGGCTATTGTAAGAGGTGCCGCCAGTCCATGCGGCAATACTATCCCAGCTTACCTGAGCTGTGGTGCGCCCATTGTTGTTAGCCCCTCCAACGTCAGTTCCTCTTCTGGCCTGATAGTCTGACAGGCTGCTTATATCCCCAGGATCAGTCGCTTTTTGGCCGGTAATCCGACTATTGACTGTCGTGCCTGAGATGCTGCCGGCAGCGACAAAGGTAATATAGGCATTGGTAATGGTGGCTCCGGCAGGCACTGCGACATCTTTGAATACCAGGCCACAGCCAATCTTGCTGGCTCCGTTGAACCAGTACCCTACCATATTGTTGCCGTCAGTCATCAACTGCCAGGCGGAATTATCCCAATAGACCGATACATCAGATCCGGTTGATGCTATTTGTTTACTGGTTGATGCCATGCTCTTTTCCCCCTATGAGTTTCAGATAGTCGAGATACGCCTGGCAGGTGCTGCAAGGCTGCATTACGTTGCAGATCACCTTTTCCCCCTTTAGTGCCCGGTAATGAGTCGTGCACACCTTGCCGTAGTTGTAATTCAGCCGCTCGGCCTCTGCTATCATATCGGGCGTATCCTTGATCACATTGATATGCCCTTGCGGACACTGAGCAAAAAAGCCTGTCAGTTTCTTGCCGTCAATGACCCAGGTATTGGACCGGCACCTGGCCCCGTAAGGCTTTCCGTTCTTGATTAGCTGCGTGCCCTCTAAATCCTGAGTGTAGTTGGCAATGAAGCAGTGGCACTTGGAACAAAATAGCTGTTTTACCACCCCTGTATTCTCCTATAGCGCTATCCAGTATATGTATTCGAGCCTCATATCCCGATATACCTGTTATAGAATTCGATTCTTACTTTGGTCTGCCCTGACTCGATGCCGGAACCAACGACGGAGATGAAGTTCAATCCGTTTGGCGCTTCCGGATCAGGCGCAATATGAAAGGTGGCAAGGTCTGACTCCGGAGTCACCGTTCCTATCAGATTGGTGCCGAGGTTGTCGTAAACGGTCTTGACTCCATAGGCCAGGTCGAGAATGACCGTCCTTCCGGCGGGTATATTGTAGTCTATTCCGATCTTCTCCCTGGTGGCCTGGTTTTCTACCTCGATGCTGTCCAGCGGACCTGTAATCAGGATACGAGGATAGGTTAGCCAGTTGCCGCTATAGGTGATGGGGATTATGCCCGACATGACGTACTCGACATACAGTTGCGCCCGTGATCCGGGAGCGAACTCGCTTACGCCCAGGAACCGGCGATATACCCCATCGGAAGCCGTTGATCTCCCATCATGGTCATCTATAAATAAGGCCAGCGCATCGTTGACGCTGCGCCCCGGCATGTCGATCAGTTCCTGGATGATTGTTTTAATGTCAGGCGTGTTGTACTTGCCGCCCTGGGTAATCGCTGCAATGCCGTCCCAGTCTACCTGGGCAGTAGTGATCCGGGAGTTGTCCTCACCGCCTACGACAGTGCCTCGCCTCGTCTGATAGCTGGATAGCGTGCTGAATGTTCCCGGCGTGAGTTCCTTATTGCCGGTAATCCGGGCATTAACCGTGTTTGCATTTAGCGTATCGGTTGCGTATAATTCCACTCTGGCAGCGGATATGGTCACGCCATTGGGGATGCTGACATTCGGCACCCTGATAACGCCGCCTCCTTTATAGTGAGTTGCGCTCTGGTACCCCAGTCCTAACCGGACGAACTCCTGCAACGGCGGCTTGGATGAGGCCGCCCATGCCGTACCGGTATAATAGACTTCCAGGCTGTTATTATATGGCGTTACGCTGCCCCTGAACGACCCTGCCAGTCCGTCAAAATCTTCTTCATAGCTCTGCAAGGCGGGATCATAGATAACCGGGTCGTGGGCAATAAACCGCAGGACTTCCTTAAATGAGTGCTCACGCCATCCGGATACGTCAGGATCGAAGGCTGGACCTTCGGCGACAAAGACTTTAATATCCCGCTTTGTGCCGTCCGGCAGTATCCGCCTGAGAGTCCCCGGCTGGATGCCCGTTTCCGTTAGCTGTCTGTTCGGCCTGACGGCATCCAGCAGCGACGCCCTGCCGTCCCAGAGCCCCTGCCTGTCGCAGAAGCTCTGATTGATGAGCAACTGAATAACGCGCGGCTGCAAGAAATAGTCCTTAACGGTCTCTCCGTGCTGGAAAGCGCCCCTCTGCGTGATATACTCAATAGGCGGCATGCCCCAGCCGGAAGACTGCATTACCCAGCGGCCTTTCCGTGATGCCACGCTGAGATCGTAGACCTTGCCGTCCGGCGCGATGTACTGATGGTATTCTTCAATCTGTCTCATGCTAACCCCTTGCCATCATCGCTATTGCTTCCAGATCGTGTCTTAAGGATATTGGGGACTGCGACCGGGAATAGTTGGCAGTCACGTTGTAGTTTATATTCCGGGAGTTGTTTATCCCTCCCGCAGATCCATATAGCGGGCTGGCCTTAAGTGACTGCGACAGCCACGGCCTCAGTATCCTGGCGGCGAAACTGACAGCCCTGCTTTCGGGAACCATATACTCTCCCTCTCCGGCCTCGGCCACCCTGACAATCCGGCCTCCGGGCGTTGCCGGAGCATATCCGCCTTCGGCAAATGGAGGCGGTTCGTAACTCAGGGGATAGCCGCCGCCTGCCGATCTGTAAGCAGTGGTGATGGTTATAGTCCTGTCTCTGAGCTTGTCCAGCTCGTTATTAATCATGGTTACCATTACCCGGGTCTCTTCTATTTCCTCTGCGCTCTTCTTCCGGTAAGCCTCAAGCTCTTGATCGTACCTCTTCAGAGTTTCTTTAAGTTCGGTATCCAGTGCCTCCCGGCGATTCTCCATGTCCTCGGTAAACCTCTCGTATGCCTCGGTTTCCAGGTCCATCTTGTATTTATAGGTATCCTGCGCTATTTCCCTTTGCCTCTCGGCCTCGTTCTCGGCAGCCTCTATCTTGTCCTGGAGCGTCTTTTTCTCAGATTCCAGCTCCGCTTTCTGTCTGCCATACTCAATATCCAGAAGGAAATCATTCAGCTTTTCCTGCAATACCGTCCGGACTTCGGCGTCCTGCTCGTTGGCTATTTCCCGTTCAAGGGCTAGTTTCCGCTCCTCCTGCCATTCTTCGTTGCCGGATTCCACTATCAGGTCGTTTAATTCCTGGTTTAGTTCCAGCTTCTTTTTAAGGTCGTACTCGGTGGCTATCCGAGTTTCCAGTTGCGCCTTTTCCTGAGCATAAGCCCGTTCCTTATCGACAGATTCCAGGGCTTCCAGTTGCTCATCTATAGCGTCCATCTCGTCGCTGTAAGCCTGTTTCTTGGCCTTCAGTTCGTCATTGATAGACCTGATAGCCTTGTCGTACTCGTCCTGGATTTCCTTCATTCTCTTTTTGTGCGCACTCGATTCGAGCTTGGCCATATTGTCCAGGGCGTCCCTTTGCTCGTCAAACCAGTCGTTGACAGCGTCCTTAAGTTTGGAGTAATACCTTTCCCATTTCTCATAATCCCAGGCTGTCTCCTGGTTATCTTTTAATGTATTATTGACCTCTTCAGACACGGCACTGGCCAGCTTTTCGGCCTGTATAGCGGCCTTGTTTATCTGAGCGTTCGTGATTATGTTATCCGCCCACTGGTTGACATCCTCGCCGGCCTTCTTGAGCTTCTCGGTTGTGTCCCGTATGGTATTAGCCAAATCCTCATTGAAGAAGCCCACAACCTTTGCGATGCCCTCGGATATGAAGCCTGTCATCCTGGTGAAATAATCGAGGAAAGGAGTGAATACATTACTGATAATGAACTTTATAGCAGCGGCAAAGGCTATCTTGATATTTTCCCAGGCTTCCCGGAAAAAGACCACGACTTTATCCCAGTTCTGCCAGAGGACGATTCCAGCCGCTGTTAGTGCTGAAATAGCCAGTGTGATCCAGCCTACCGGCCCGGTTGCCACATGCAGGACAACCCCGAACGCGGCTACCATCTTGGTTAGAATAGGCAAGGCCAGGATCAGCCCACCGATAACCAGCGCCAGCCCTCCCAGCACTCCGGTAAAGATTACTATAGCCTGAGATAATGCCGGGTGCTGCTCTATCCAGTCTTTGATCCTGACGGCTATATCGGTAACCATGTCGCCGAAATCCTTTATAATTGGCAGGAGCGTATCACCTATAGCCTCGGCTATGTCGCCTATAGAAGCCTTAAGGACGTTCTGGACATCTACCATGTTCTCGGCAGCTCCGGCTACCCGGTTCTGAATGTCCTCCATGCTTTTGAACTGCAATGAAGCCTGTCCGAAGCGAACGCTTACCTGTTCCGCCCCGGCCTCCAATTCCTCATAAGCCTTGCCGAGATAGGTGGCCGCTGTGGTGGCATCCATCCCGCCGGCAGCCGCTAAGTCCAGCACGGTGGGAAGCAGCGAAAGCGCCCTGCCGTAATCATTGGTAACCAGTATCAGGCGGTTCAGAATATCCCTCTGCTGGTCATCCGCTACGCCTGTCTTTCTCTGTGTTGCGGCTATGACCGCTTCAAGGCTGTCCTTTACGTTGTCGTATTCAGTCCCGGCGTTTCTCATAGTCGTAGCCAGCCGCTTGATGTTGATGTCCTCGGCGATAGCCGCCCTGCCCATCAGCCCTAACGAAGCAGTTACGGCAGCTCCGGCAGCGGCTAAGGCTACTCCCAGCTTTCGGGATGACGTGCCGATGGACTCGGCGAACTTGTCAACCGAGTTCTGCGCCTTGTTCATGCCCTCGACGGTCTTGTTGACGTATTCCTGGGTCTTCTGGTTCATCTGATCGAAGGATGATTTGAACTGGGATAAACCCTCTACAACTGCCCTGCATCCGATATCTTCAAGTGCCATTATTCACCTCTTAACGACTGCCTGCGCTTCATGTCCCGTGTCAGCGCATCGTTCCTGTGCAAATCCAGCAATAAGCCTAACCTGTAATGTGCTACCGCTTCCGCCCGTTCCTGCCAGCTTAATTCCTGCCACTCCTGCCAGTTATAGTTGCCTTTGATACAGGCTTCCCGTTCTTCATAGGGAGAGACTGTATCCGGCAGCAAGGTGCCGTAATTTATGCCGGTATCAATCTGTTCACTCAGGGGATAGCTCTCTATCCTCTCCCCGTCCCGAAGCACTTTTAAAAGCCGCCATTGCGGCGGTCACATCTCCCTCATTGACACCGTTCCGGCGCGAAATGGCGATGTTAAGGTCCATCATGTCGGACTCATCGGGAGCGGCATAGTATTTGACCCATGCCAGGTACCTCTCCCGCTTTCCCGGCCCCGGCGCGATGCCCAATATCTTCAGGTCTTCCAGCCAGCCCTCATTTTCCGGACTTTCCATTCCTTCAGGCAGCGTGTCAATTTCGGTACAAAGCAGGATCGCCGCATCGAATAAGGCAATATTGCGGTTTTCCTCGTGCTTTTCTTTGGCCTTGAGATAGTCGGGGTCGCTGGGGTTTTCCTCAGTTCTCCCTTTGGCCTCGATGAAGACAGTCGGCACCTTCGGCGCTCTGGCCTCCCATTGCCGGGCTACCGCCTGGAATGTCATAGCCGGGGCCTTCTTGACTTTGAAGGTTATGCCGGTTGATGTTTTAACCGTGTCCTGATAAATCATTGCTCTCCTTTTTCCCCCTTTATAGAATTGAGGGCGGGCGTGTCAGTCCCGCCCTATAGCTTCACGCGGTAAAGGAGGAAAACCCGCGTTAACTACCTTTGATCAATATGCCGTCCTGCTCCCCGGAACCGGCTACAGCCAGCCCGCCTCCATAAACCAGGTTGACATTATCTTCGCAAACCGCCAGCGAGCTGATCCCGCCGTTGGTAGGTATTGACGTATTCCCTTCAGGGGCCACATACCAGGAGTTGCCGCCGTCGATAGTCCTCAGTATCCTGCCGGCAGGTGCGCTGGTATTGTGCGCCATCCATCCAACTGTCGGGGATGAAAACTTGATGTCTTTGACTGTGCCGGATCCGCTGCCGGGGAAAGTCTTTTCCGTCCAGTTGACGCCGCCGTCCCTGGTATAGTAAAGGCTTCCATCAGCCGCTCCGACCAGCCATTCATCCATCCCTTTCATCCAGATGCAGGTAAGATTGGTTGCCGGCGCCGGCCCGGTCACCAGCGCCCAGGTGCTGCCGCCGTTTCTGCTAACCAGCATGGCGTTGTTCTCGCCCACGACTACAACATTCTGGCTGTCATAGGCATGCACGGCAGTCAGATCCTCGGTTGTGACTACTCCGGCTTCCTGGGCCACTACGCCCGCTGTCGGATCGTCTGTAAAGTAGATATACCCGCCGGCTCCGACTATCCAGGTTTGATGGGGGCCAAGGCTGAATATGCCGTTCGGACACTTGAGCGCCACGAAGCCCTCGGTCACTTCCGTCCATGAATCAGATCCCGACAGGATGTCAGCCAACGGAGCATGCCAGAGCGAGCATCCGGCGTTGGTAATGGCTACCAGGTTAGAGCCTACGCAGGCCCCGCCGGAGACTTCATCTGTAGCAATCCCGGTTATATCCGTCTCGCCCCAGGTGGTGCCGCCGTCATTGCTGAAGATGACCGAGCCGTCCTCGATAAGGGCATAAACCTTGTCGCAGCCGTTGCTGGGTACGCCGCAGGCCCCGCAGGAAACAGAGTCACAGATTACCACGGCTACCACTTCCAGGGCTACCAGGGTTCCGGCTTTCTCCTGGAAAACGATAGGCACAATCTCGTACAGGTCCTCCCCGGAGAACGGCACTTCCTCATTGATAGCTGCCCTCTCTCCCGGTTCCAGTGCCCCCAGGTCTGAAAGATTGTAATTGGTGATCCTGGCCCCTTCCAGCACCAGTACCTTCTCCCAGCCGGCATTGAATGACTGGGGGTCCTTGCACTTCCCCATGTGGATTTGCAGATCGGCGTCGCAGCCTTTCCTCATGATCCGCAGCAGGTCGCTCAGTTCGAAGCCGTACTTCGCGGTAATGGTCAAGCTGGGTGATCCCTGCTCTCCCGGTATCTTGTCTATGGTGATAAACTCGCCGTAGCGTTCGGGATCAGGGACACGCTCAAGCCTGACATCGCCCTGAGGCCAGCTCAAGCCTCCTGCCTTCATCAGTCCTTCATAGGTCGGCGGGCTGGCAGGTCCCGCCCGGTTTTCGATTAGCCATACACGGGAATATTCCGCTCTGGCCAGATTCCTGACGTTCATTATTTTACCTCCCGATATAAATTAATAATCTTTGTCGCGTCTATCTTGTATGCCCTCTGCAAAGCCGCATATACCTCATTCGGCCTCACCCGGACATCTCTTAACGTGATCAGTCGGCGGCTGAACAATTCCGCATTCAACCGCTTTTCTATGCTCTCCGGCAGCCCCAGCTCCGCCAGATCGGGGGGTCCGACCAGTATGCCGATAGGTGCCTCGGCCTCGGTCGGGGCTTTCATTATCCAGTTCAGGCCCCGCTCATCGGTATAGGTGTAATTCTTCAGTACCTGACCGCTCTCCCGCTTTGCATCCGGCTTACTGTTTCCCATGCGAATATTGCCCCTCTGGTTGTTCCCAGCGGGTTGTCTATCAGCCTCTGGGACAGTTCGTAACGGGTGCTTGATTCGGTTGTGGTTGTTTGCAGTCCTAAGTCGTCCGTCCATTTATTAACCACCTTTTCCAGGTTATTGCAGCCGCATATCGGCCTGTCGAGCAGGGTTAAAGAGTAATAGGCTACCGCCCTTTCCAGCGACGGCTCCATTTGCAGGCTGGGGTACTTCCGCCGCCCATCTCTCAGCCCGGAGTAGTACCACATTCTCAATCTGTCCGGATTGCGGCAGACTGATAATTCCGCAGAGTCGAACGATTCCGTTGTCTCGTTCCATGATCCGGGCTTGTAATAGACCAGCCCCAGCCTGTTTTCTTTGGCATTCAGACAGCCCCACTGGTAGGAGTTCTCACAGCAGGCATCTTCGCAATTTGCGCCGTTGGGAGACCAGACTAGCTGTACCTGCTGAGAGGGATCGTTGTAATGCCGGTAGACATCCACTTCGGCAGCAAAATTCCCGTCATCGTCTCCGTCCACCTGCTCCGGCTCCAGGGCCTCCCATAATTCGGGATTGACCAGTTGATGCCTCCACAGCTTGACGGTGGCCGCTCCTGCCGCTATCGTGATGCTCCGGAACGGCCTGATCTCAAACTCGTCATCTCCATTATTTCCTGAGAAATAAATTGCCAGTTCGGACGGCTCGGTCACTGCCGTGTTGAATGTGATGGTGACAGTTTCGGGGTAGCCGTCCAGGTCTGCGTCCGAATAAACAACAGCCGGGGTATCGATTAATGTTTTGGCCTCCATGCCGCCTGAAATGAAATGCCCCCACTTCGTTTGTACGTGCAAGGGGTGGCCCCTCATGTTTTGTGAATTCCGGTAAAATAATGCTCTGTCTCCGGGCTGGGGAGTATCAATTCTTTCATCCTGCTCCCAGCAGGGAAGAAGCCTGTACCCCAGATACCGTTCCAGTGTTTCCTCTGCCTGCTGTATAGCCTGAGCGACATCATCGCGGCTCACCTGGTCGTTCTCCTGCCAGGGGTGCTGTTTCCAGACCTTATCACAGGTGACGGCCTGTTTAGCGGCTGTCACGATCTGGTTAAAATGTCTCGGGTCAAGCCCGATTATTTCGGCCCATCTATCCAGCGGCAAATGAGTTTTAAAATTAGCGATTGCCATTCTTCAGCCTCTGTATGATTTCACTGATCAATATAGCCCCGGTGGAAATGGCGAATATCAGGGGTATAATCGGAGTGAGCAGCCAGAACAGGTACATGATGACGCCTACCCAGAAGGACAGGCACCAGGCGCACTTGAGCAGGCTGCCGATCAAATTATCCGGCCAGCCTACCGGGCACCTGTCATCGTCATGCACCACGCCCAACAATCGCCGGATGTGGTACATAACGGCAAACGGCCCGGCTTCATCCTGGATGAACGTTACGATTCTCCAGGCGGCTGCCGCGATAATTAATATTTCCCATAATTCGGGCATATTATTCCGCCTTCAGTGCTTTCTCGATAAGCTCAATGGCCGTCTTCCGGCTGGGCCCTGATTTCTCTTTGGCCAGCATCAAGGCCAGTTCTTCCGGGCTCTTATCCGGGACTATTTTTTCAAGCTGCCTGACCGACAGGTATTCTTCCGGTTCCGCCGCCGGGCTTTCCACGGCTGAGACTTCTGCCGTTTTAGCCTCGGCCTCAGGTGCGGTATTCTCAGCTACAGGCTTGACTTCCGCAGCCGGTTCTTTCGGTTCCGGCCTGGGCTTGATTTCCCTGAACTGGCTTTTTAAGGCCAGTAATCCGGGAGCGTCCAGGGCGTAGACGTATCTGCGCTTGTGCCCCGGATTATTGCCGAATCTATACAGCGTGCCGGTAGCCTGGCCTTTAAATGTGATGGTATTGACCGCCGTGCCGGTGAATTCCAGTAATACACCCGTATTGTTCATGTCCTCTCCTTTGCTAACGCTTATTTTAGGTACGGCCTTTTTGCCGCATCCCCCGCAGGCGAAAAGCGTAAACATAATAGCCAGAAGTATTAGCTGTTTTAACTTATTCAATGCGCCCCCCCCTTTTTTTACTGTTGGTATATACCATTGGTAGCGAGTGGCGGATTTGAACCGCCGATCTTAGCCTTATGACGGCTATGAGATACCGCTTCTCCAACTCGCATTACTCGCTACCTTGATTTACTATTAGCTGCCGGGCATGTTCCAGTCGCTGTATCTCTCGGGCACTTCCCGGGAAGTCTCGCCGCCGTTGGCAAAGTTGTCGTCATCAGGGAATGGAGATCTGAAGTGCTGCAACGGAGCGTACTGGACGTTCTGGATTCTGCCGGCTAACTGCGGAGTCCTCAGAATAATTCTCGGCTCGATGAGCGACTCCCAGATGGCGCACCAGTTCTTGACTCCGTAAGTCCAGGCGAACCGCCCGCCGTCAGTCCAGTAGTGCTGTCCGAGCTTGCCGTCCCCTACTGCGGGCATCATGCCGGCGGAGTAGTCCTTGTACTCCCAGTAGGTAGTCATATATCCGCCCTTGACGCTGATGGGGATGAAGTAGATGTCAGAGGCGAAATTCCCGGCATCGATGTTCTGATTGTCGTCGCTGTCTTCCTCGGTGATTCCGTCATCCTCGACGACTGGGACTTTGATGCCGTCAATCAGCAGGTAGCTGCCCTGTCTCATTTCATCGCGGAACTTGACGGCCTGCGCCATATCGAGCTGCCCGAAGTTGGTGCCGGATACGGTGCAGCGGTAGCTCAGGTAAGAGCACGGCCAGATGGCGGTCAGCTCATAGAACAATTCCGGCCTCATGGCGATAACCCACTGTACCGGGTCGAAGTTCATCCGGGTAGCATTGTGCCGCAGGAAGCGGAACATATAGGTCATGTAGTGGACTATGTCCTTGCCGGCCCCGCCGATCTCGTCATACTCGAAGTCCTTGATGTCGGAGTTCAGTGACGGGCAGGCGATACCGGTTAAGGCGTCCACCTTGTTGGTGCCGATCAGAATATCCAGGCCGGGGAATTCCTTATATCCGCCGTTAGCGGTATTGTTGGCAGGGTTGCCGACATAGACCTGCCTTACCAGCTTGTTCTGGAAGGCGACGCCTACGGCTACCCAGGCCATTAACACCTCGCGGGCAAGGTTGGGAGTTCCGGCTATGTTCATGTTCAGCATACCGCCGATCTGCTGCAAGAGCGGGTCATTGACGAAACGCAAGTCCAGGAATTCGCCCCGGTCTAGCTGCACTCCCACGCTGGACAGGTCCAGTTCCTTCGACTTGTAGCAGTACCTTCCGAACTGGGCAGTCTGGATACAGCTCTTGGCTTCTCCGGCGGTCGGGCAGTTATCGCATACCCCGTCAGGGTCGTCGCCTACTGTGTCCTTGAAACCGGACAGGTAAGCGAACAACGGCTCCATCCTGATAGAGTTTTTAGCCGCCAGTATTCCCGCCAGTCCGCGCGGCTGTACGCGGGTAGAGATGAGGTCCTGTTCCAGCCCCTGGACTCCGAAGATGCCGCCGGGACCATGTATAAGGTTCGTGCTGGGTGTGCCGGAAGCGGTAACCTTAAACCCTCCGGCTTTCTCGCCTTTCAATTCGGCGATCAGTTGCTCCAAAATAGTAGGCATATTTTACCTCCATAAATTTATTAAAATATTACTTAGTTGGTATTCTTAAGCCCGCCCAGGGCTGCGCCCAGCCAGTTGGGAGCTGCTTTGCTCTTCTCCAGCTCCTTGTCTTTCTCCGGGTCTACCAGGTTGTCTTTGGACTCCGAAGCCCGGCTGATGCTGGCCCCCTTCGAGCGCGGACTCAGGGCCTCGGCGATCTTCTCATCATCCGATTTCTTCAGCTCTTTGATGACCTCTCCCATCTCGGTGACCGCAGTCTGAAGGTCGCTGATGGTCTTGGTGTCCTTTTCTTTCTGAGCTTTCAGGTCTTCCAGCAGGGTTAGCACGCCCTTGAAAGACTCGGACTCCGTGACAGCCTTGACAGCCGCTTCCGTGATTTCTTTGGTGTCGAGGGCCGGATTATCGACCTTATCCGGCTCGGTGACTTCCTTGTACTCGATACCGGCATCCTTCAAAGCCTTGCTCAACTCCGCAGGACGGGACTCTAAATCTTTTACCCTGTCCTCGCCGAGTTTATCGACCAGGAATTGACGTTTTTCCTTGTTCATATTCGCCTCCGATGTTAATATTTCTATACCCGCCCAGGGGTTGGCTGCCTTCGCTTTTGGCAATGGCGATATTTCATATGTCCGGTAATACCCGATGATCCCCTTTTCCTTGTTGGAATAGCGGTATTTGAAGCCGTGACTAACCCCCAGGTCCTTGTCCTTCGCCAGTTTCTCCGCTACGTCCTCCGCGCCCTTGTCGAATGTGCCGGAGGCCAGCAGAAATCCGTCTGAAAAGTCAATCATGTCCGCCTTGCCGCTTTTGGTTCCCGGCGTATGCCAGAGCCACAGCTCGGGATAATTGCCGGTCTCGTCCACATACTGGACATACTCTTTATGCGCTTTGGTCTCGAAGATTTCAGGCGGATTGTCGGTATCCCGGAAGATGTTGCTCACTAGGGCAAACCAGCGGTAATCGCCTGCCTTGTCCTTGGTCATCCAGAAGACAGACCGGTCGTCAGCGGTGAGCGGCTGCCCGGCTTCTTTCCTGCCGAGACCACCCAGCCTCTTCTTCAGGCCGTCCACAACCCTTGAAAGGGCAGAGGGCTTATCCTGTATTTCCGGGTTGCGCATGACATTCCCCACAAGGTTTTCCGTCTGGAAAGCAAGCTTCCCCATTTCATCAGCCTGTTTCATGGCTTCTTCTCCGGCCTCCAATTCCTCGAAGGTGGTAGCGGAGGCCATGACATCGCACATCAAACATTTTTCGCCGGCCTCGCTGTGATCGTGAGCCTCCTTATTCTTCTTGATGACTGCGTTGGCAGTCGCAAAAGCTTTAGACTCCGCTGTCTTGGGGTCATCCTTGCTGTAATTCTCAAAAGCGGAATTGAACGCCTTGACCCACTTCTCCTGTTCTTCCTTCGGCATCTTCTTGACATTCTCAGGAAGATTTTCACTCCCTACTTGATACGGCATTTCTAACCTCCGTTTGCTTAATGTTCCTGTTGGCTGCTTGACTGCATTAAATATCGATTGTGATGTGATATACCAGCAATGACTTTACAAGACCCTGTTTATAGCCCCCTGCACTCTCCGGGGCAGCTCGCTTTCCATCTTCGCCTTGAGAGTATCGGCATTCTCCCATCCTGTGCCGGAAAAGATTCTGGCCCGTTCATTCATTTTGCCCTGGACGTACCGGTTGTATGGAGCCATGTTGGAGTTGGAGCCGACAATGCCCTCCATCCGGTCCCCCAACTGGACTACACGGCTTGACCAGGACCTTCCCAGCGTCATAGTCCGGATATATCCGCTTTTGGTGAGCGTCTGAGGCGGGTATCTGGAAATAAATCTATGCCCCTCGCTGACGGTATCCTGTAATGCGTTCCTGATAGCGTCCAGCACCCGGCCCTTGTTCGGCATATGCTTGGGGGCGATAACCTGAAATCTGATCATAACGGCTTGTCCTTAAAATGCTTCCCCTGGGATTTCAATAAATCGGCATAGGTGACAGGCTGTAATGAAACATAATCCCCGGCCTTCTCGACCATATTCACGGCCCTGGGACTCCGGCAGACTATGAGGGTCTCCCCTCTCTCGTCTTTGGATATCCGCCAGGGATCCCCGGCGATAATGTCGGCATCTCTCCCCGACTGTTTGCAATTCCTGCATGAGTCCGGCTTGTATCTCTCGTTCCAATAACCGGCTATATACTTCGTGCCGCCGTCCTTCAGGTAAGCGGTGAACCTTCCCGGCCAGCCGTTGCCTCTGTACTCGATCTGGCTGACCTGGCTTTCTTCGACTCCGAGCTTCCTGAGTATTTCACGAGTGAATTCCGCACTCGGCGCATGGTTGCAGATCAGGCTGATAACGCATGCCATATTCGGGTATAGCCGGGCATGCCTGATCTGGCAGGGCAAGCCAACAAAGGCATACCGCTTCCCCGGCCATATTTTGATATCTTTAAAGGGGTCGTTGACGCAGTACACGGAATTGGTGCGGGTCGAGATAATGTCCTCTTTGCGGTTGGTGACAATGGTCTCAGGGGTAAGCGGGTTATCAGGTCCGCCCGTCCGTGTGACAATAGCATAATCTGCCTGGTGCGAGTCCAGCAGGTAGCACAGGAACGACTTGATGAAGCCGCCCGATGAAGCATTGAACCTGATATTCTCATCCGTGGAGTGCGCCAGATAATATTTATTTGTGCTTGCCATAATACCCCACCAAAGCCTTAATCAATCTATCCTGTATCTGTTTCAGGTTGCCGATGGGTGGAAACGGCCCAGGCTCCTGCTCTTTCCGGTCAGTCCCGGTCAGATAGTCCTGGTATTTGATATACTGCGCCTGCGTGCCTGCTCCCCATATAGCCCATTCCGCCGGTATGCCGTAAGCCTCGGCCAGAACAATCCCGTGAAGGGATGAGGATATAACCCGCTCGCAGGAAACTATCTCGTCAATAAATTCCTTCCAGCCCAGGGTGACGGGTATTGTATGCCCTTCAGGGTGATTATCTCTATCGGTATGATGGGGAATGATCCCCAATTCGTGCTTTTTCTCTGCTTTCGGTTTATAGATCAGGGGTATCAGCAAGCCGGGATCCCCATAAACATCGGGAAAGTTAAGGCCATGGATATACTGCTCGGCAAGCCTTCCCCTCGCAGCAAGCACCTTCACGCCCTTGAGGGTGTAATGCTCCGTCCTCCGGATGCCCTGTCCCCATACTACATCGCCTGCCTTTGCTTCCTGGAACTCGCTGCCGATGACCATCAGCTTTCCCTTTTTCTTCCGCCCGACAGCCTCGACCTCGACACGCAGGAAATGGCTGATCAGCACTTCGGGCAGCGAATCGCCCACGTTGTAGGTATTTGCCCGATAGACCTTGATCACAGCAACTCCAAAATGGCCTTGACAGCACGCTCGGTAGCCCTGCCGTCTGTAAACTTGTATATTTTGCCTACGGCCTTGCGCCTTAACTCCTGCTGCTCCGGCTTATCCAGCAAGGCCTCTTTTATCGCCGGTATCAACTCTCCCGGCTCGTTGACCTGAACACCCACGTCGGCGCACTCCCAGAACCTCAAGCCATGCTCGACATTCCGCCGGTACCAGGGGGCATTGAGGACGACAACCGGACGGTCCAAAGAGGCAAATTCGTACAGGGTTGACATGCCGTCGTTCACGAACACATCAGCCCGTTCCATGACCTCATCGAAGTCGGGGACTATCTCAATACCCAGCTTCTGCCAGATGCCGGTCATCTCCTTCCAGAAAGCCGGGTTGGGGTGGCCGTGGCCTAATATCTTGACCTCTCCCGACCTGTCCCATTTCGCCAGTTCGGGTAATATCCTCTGGTAGTGGGGCAGTGTGCTTTTGGTTTCAGGCACCACATTGCAATGCCAGTGGAAGCTCACAGCTATAACCGGCGGTTTGCCCACAGGCTTTCTGCCGATCTTGAGTAATTGCTGATGCCAGCCGTCCAGCTTGCTGCATCCAACAGTGGCAATCTTTGCCCTGGGATAAGCCTGACGGTCTTTCATGGCCGGATGATCGCCCGGTTCGATGAACAAAGAAACGATATTCCGTTTTAGTCCGCCTGCATAAGAGGAATGGCGGACTCCTGCCCATGACTGGCCTGCTCCGTGATTTACCAGGACGATCGGCCTGGTTCTTGAGAACAGCCGGGCAGACGACCCGATAGCGGCCACAACAAGCGGGCTATCCCTGCCGTCCCGGTGCAGCCGGTAGTAGGTATCCATGACGGCCTTGATATTGAGCTTTGAGGCGTGATCTACCAGCGACCTATCATTCACTATAAATTCCCCCCTGTATTCGGGCGGAAGAGCGTGGTAGATCGACGCCATGTGATCAATGAAATGCCTCTGGGCGGCAAAGAAGTCAACCCGCTTGTGCTTGTTGAATGATACCGGCAGCTTGGGCAGATGTGCCGGCTCGATTACTTTCTTTTTAGGACTGACTATTTCCGCCAGCCTTGCTTCCAGCGCGTCACTCTGCGGCCTGGGGTCATACATGGCTGAGAGTTGCAGGGCGTATTCCGAATGCTTTTTATAGACTTCTGGATTGTCCATCTCTATGATCTTATCAGCCCAGGCGTCAATATCGTCCTTCGGCAAAAAGATTCCTTCTGCTCCCAGCGATTCCCGGAGCCCCGGACTTTCCATCGAGGCCATGCAGGGAATACCGGACGCAGCGGCCTCAATGCCTACCCTGCCCCAGCTCTCAATCCAGGTCGAGCCTTTCGTTTCCCTGGACGGCATAAGGACAATACGGGCTTTCGCGTAGATCTCTTTCATCCTCTCCGGAGGGACGCTTTCCAGGATCTCCACATTAGCCGGCAGATTGTCCGGTATGATATTATCTCCCCTTCCTTTGAGTCCGACGAAATGACGGTCGGGCAGCTTTTTGGCCAGCCCGTAAAATAGATGCACGCCCTTCTTTTCGGTAAGGGCAACCTGAAGGATGCCTTCACCCGGGGTAGTGCGATATTTCTCAGGAAATACCGGGGGGCTTACCACAATGCCCGGATACTTCGATTCCTTCATTAGCCAGTTCGAGTTATAGATAACCAGGGAGGTATTGATCCTGTTTGTCCCGTACAGCTTGATCTTTCCCCGGTCGTGGATATACTGGACCAGCGGTCTCCTGTAAGCCCTTGCCAATCGCATGGCGATACCGGTAGCCGCAAGCTGGGTAAAGACTATATCCGCCCATTTGTAGTAACTATCCGGCCTTTTTGGGCCTTCAATGACGGTCAGGATGGTAGACTGCTTGACCAATTCATGCCCGTCCATTGAGGCTTTATTAGTCCGGTATTTCTCCATCTCGGTGATGACCTGAATATCGTGGCCTCTCCGGGCCAGTTCTTCCAGAAGCTGCTGCATGGTTATACTTCCGCCGCCTACCCCCAGGGGCGCAAGATGGGCTAGAATCTTCATTGACACTCCTTTACTCTTTTTGTCTTACTCCGGCTAAAGCTCCTGTCGGCGCCGGTCTTTTGGAAGGCACACCAGCTCCTACCGGCTGATTGGCTGCGGGTGAGCGAACGCAGCGGCAATTTATGTGAAGTGGAGGCCTCGGCCCTTCATTGAGCTTGTATATCTTGCCGTTATGAGGCGAACAGATAGGACAGACGCTATCATCTGCCGCCGTCTGAAATTCCTCGTTTTCGATTCCTGCCGATTCCCTGGCCAGCCGGTTTCCTTCGTCGAATACCCTTGTCGTCTCGGTCACAGCTATCCGTTTAGCCCTGGCCTCTCCGAATAACGGCTCCAGCGAGTCTATGAGGTCGGGAATGCCTCTCTTGCCCAGCCCAGTCTCCTGCCAGGTGGCTATGGACTTTCTCAGTCCCTCGCGTGTGGTTTCGGCCAATCCTTCCCACCAGGTATTGGTGTAAGTCCGGGTGAAATCAAGCACGGCCTGATTAACCAGGTCCATGTCCACGGCCAGGCCCATGGATGCGTTATAAGCGGCTGCTTCCAGTGCGCCCTTGCGGAAGTACGGCTGTGCCGATGAAACAACCCTGACCCTGAACTCGCTCCACAAAGCTTCGTCATTTATCAGATTGGCAATGGAAGCCGCCAGTGCCGCAGGCATTAATTCTTCCCCGCCTTCCTTCTTCCCCTGGACCTTTTTCTTGATGTCTTCATAGGTCTCTGCCAGGGCTTTCAGCAAGGCTTTTTCCAGTGCCGCTTCCGCCTCTCGCCTTTCTTCATCCATGAATTCGGCTTTACGGGCTTTCAAATCGTCATTGACGTTCTGATCGCTGCCCTCCGCCGGTTCAGCATCAGTGACCGTGACATCCTCGGTAACATCAGGGGCTATATTCAGCCTGTCGAATTCCTCTTGCGTGAGTTCCCCATCATCCAGCATCTGCTGCCTGACAGCCTCAGCCGTGAGTGTGCCGTTCATGACATAGAGGTTGCGGGTCTCCGCCCTGGTCTTCCTTAGCATGGCCTGCTCCATATCTGAGGCCGTGTCCTGCTCGTCGTATTTAAAAGTGACGTTGCGGGGCATGATGCCGTAAAAGTTGAATGCGTGTTCCAGCATCTTCATGAACAGCGCCGGGCCTTTCCCTCTCGATTTCTGGTGAAGTATCTGCGACTGCTGGGAGCTTCCTAATCCCCCTCCGGGTAAAGGCGCAAAGTCCTGGTAATCAGCCCCGAACCCCATCGCCAGGAGGGAGATATACCACTTCATAGTTACTTCTTCGTCGAATCCGTCCGGCAACGAAGCCAGGTCGATAACCTCATGCTTGACCTGAGCGGTAGGGTCAAGAGTGCCGAAGATAAGCGGCTTGATATATCTGATGAATCCCTGCGCCATCTGTTCTTCGTTATGGGTTTTCATGGCGTCTTCGATCTCACCTGTACGGATGCCGCTCACTATGTGGATTTGCTTGGAGTGATTGCCGGACACTTTTTCTCGCTTGTAGACGGTTATATCCCGCATTAGCTGCGCAAACCTTAGCACCCTAGATAAGGCGCAGATG